TTATTTCCATCTTGACCATCTTGACCAGATGTTCCACTGGTTCCATCTTGGCCTGATGTTCCACTAGTTCCATCTTGACCGGATGTTCCACTACTTCCATCTTGACCAGATGTTCCACTGGTTCCCGATGTTGCTGATGTTCCACTAGTTCCCGATGTTGCTGATGTTCCACTGGTTCCCGAACTTCCACTTGTTGCTGATGTTCCACTAGTTCCATTACTTCCATCTTGACCATCTTGACCAGATGTTCCACTGGTTCCATCTTGACCAGATGTTCCACTGGTTCCATCTTGACCTGATGTTCCACTGGTTCCTGAACTTCCATCTTGACCGGATGTTCCACTACTTCCATCTTGACCAGATGTTCCACTACTTCCATCTTGACCAGATGTTCCACTGGTCCCATCTTGACCTGATGTTCCACTACTTCCATCTTGACCGGATGTTCCACTACTTCCATCTTGACCGGATGTTCCACTGGTTCCATCTTGACCAGATGTTCCACTGGTTCCCGATGTTGCCGATGTTCCACTGGTTCCTGAACTTCCACTCGTTCCCGATGTTGCCGATGTTCCACTGGTTCCTGAACTTCCACTCGTTGCTGATGTTCCGGATATTCCACTACTTCCATCTTGACCATCTTGACCAGATGTTCCACTGGTCCCATCTTGACCTGATGTTCCACTGGTCCCATCTTGACCTGATGTTCCACTGGTCCCATCTTGACCTGATGTTCCACTGGTTCCATCATAACCAGAACTTCCAGTTTCACCACTTGTTCCATGGCTACCTTTTTTACCATCGATACCATTTCTACCAGTTTTACCCGAACTTCCACTAGTTCCAGAGCTTCCACCAGTCCCTGAACTTCCACCAGTTCCTGAACTTCCACTAAAACCGGAAGAACCATAAAAAATTCCATCAACACCAGATGAACCAGATGTACCAGATGTACCAGATGTACCAGATGTTATTCCACTAGTAATCCCAGAAAAATACAATTGATTAACATACAAAACTGTGGCTGCAGAATTAGAATCAAAAAATGTTGGATGAGATAAATCTAATTTTATTTGTTTGATACTATGATCTTCTAATTGTTTACCTTTTTCATTAGGTTCTCTCCATTGCATTTTATCTAAGATTTTTATTTTATATATTAAATTTTAAAATGAAAATAATAGATATTAGATACTTTATATTATTCAAAATCTAAATATTTCAATTTTATATCAAATATTCAAAATCTAAATAATCAGTACTATCTAAATCAAAACCAGCAACTGAACCTATCCAATATAAAAAATCACCAATTTGAACATCACCATCATTAACTCTAGCTTTTGTTGGATCACCATTATCCGTAGATGATGTAAAATAACAACCAGTATGAATTCCATCTGGTATCCCAGCGTGAACAAAACTACCATTATTAACCATGATTTTAATCTTAGATTTAGGAATCTGTAAAACAGGTGTACTTAAAGCTAACTGATTATTAATTCCGGGTGTTAAATCTCTACACATCATATTTACATTTAATGTGTTAAATTTACACCATTGATTGGGATCTAATTTACCTGTTGAATCTAAAATTGATTTTCTAACCAAATCTAATTTTTCCAAAGCGGATTGTGCGATAATTCTAGATTCAAAACTAAGCATTATATCATTTTGATTTGTTATTTTAATTATAACACAATTATTTTTAACAAACCAATGTGATAAATCAACTATAATACTATATTTAAAATTATTATTTTTATCATATATAAAAATCCTTTTATCATCACCAGTTGGAATTGATAAAAAATTATCTAAATTATAATCGTATAACATTATTCAATTTTATTAATTTTTAAAAAAGGCGGGAGTGGAATATTCGTAACCACTCCGAAGAGGCTACGAATAATAAAAACAACACCACAAAGGCAATATTCTCACCCCCCCCACCAAGAATCTTTATGTAGACCATCTACCAGTTCCAAACATTTTTACATCAATTTCATTCCAAAAATATTTTATAATATTTCCATTTCCACCACTTCTACCATATCTTAAATAAACAATATCACTTAAAGGTCCTATTATTTTGGGATTTTTATCTGTTATATTAGGATTATCTATAACAACCGCGAATCTAAGTGCTAAACTCATACTGTCCCTTTTTCCTGTTATTTTAATTTTCATTTCACTATAATCTAAATTATCCGATAACTTAATCCAAGTTCCACCACTATTTCCATAAATATATTCATATGGGTCTAAAGGAATTATTTGTTTATAACTACTACCAGTTGCAATAAGAGTAAATTCGGTATGTATTCCACTAGATTGAATTTCGGGAACTCTACATTTTATAGATCCCGAATAATAAGAACTACCGGGAAATTTAATACCATTTAAATGGGGTTCGTGTGTCCATTTTGTATGTTTCATTTTCCAATCTGAATCCTTAATTTCTCTAATATAATTTTTTCTTCTAAATGTCCAAATTTCTGGATTATAATCCAGAAAATTAGTATCTGCAGATTCCCAATATCCTCTTAATGTATCTGTTTTTTTAACTATAGAACCGTCCAATGTATAAAAACCAGTATCTAATTTTAATTGTGGTATAATTATTGATGTCGAACTACCACCACTTCCAGATTTAGTATATGTTAATACAATATTATCATCTTGAACAAAAAATTCATTGTCATCAGCATAAATTATTTCTATATCAAACGTAACATATTTCGATATTATACCATGATCCGTTAATCCCAAAATTTTATAAATACAAAAAATAGCAGTATCATTTTCTTTAAACAATCTAAAATATGATGATGTATTACTACTAATACTTCTTAACCATGTATCAACAAAACTTCCATTTAAATTTCTATAATCCACAATCAATTTATTTGCTAATGATGGTAATGAATTATTTAATTTTAAATAACCAGATCCGGGTGATGTTAATGTATTATCATTATTAAATTTATATAAAATACTATTTCCGCCGAAACCACCATAACCAAATCCCGATATTCCTGACGAACCCGATGTTCCAGATGTACCAGTATAACCAGTTAAATCATAAACCAAATCATATAAACTATTTAATTTTACTCTTACGGGATTTCCTTTTTCACCATCACTAATCCAATCAGACATTATATAATTTTATTTTTTAATCAACCCAAACACCAAGATCTAGCCAAATACCTGTATCGAACCAATATCCTGTTGATATAATACCCAATATTTCAGTATAAATACTGACATAAAAATGATATGATATTGTATTACAAGCTAAATCTGTAATACTAAATACTACATCATAAACACCAACATCAGTTATCGCTGATGTTGGAACCAAATCGTTTAATGCATTAATTGTTACCGAAACATCTAATTTATCTATAATACCATCCATATTATCAATGACACCAGAAATAAATATATTTTTTAAATCTGTATGACTATATGTTGTACCACTTGGTAAAAGATATAATGTGGTCACACCACTTGTTATTCCAGTTGTGGTTCCTGTTAAAATGGTATTAAAAGAAATCACTGGTGGTGTAATATCAAGAGTTGGTTGCAATGGTGTTAATATTCGATATCTATTTGACATCATAACCCAGTTAATACGAGAATTTGCTTGACAACAATTATATGCACTTAAAAATGATAATCTAACTTTTTCTTCTGTATCTAAACCAATTAATAAAGTTAAAGGGTCTATTTTTGCAATACTTCTGATATTAGTATATGGAATAATAATAAGAGTTCTTCCATCTGTATCAATAACTTTCAATTCTGTTGAACCAGTTGATGTTGGTATAATATAACCAATAGAATCTGATATAATTGAATTATAATAAAGACCACTAAATGAACTTGTTTGTTTAAATTGATTTAAATTAGTTAAACTATCTTGTTCCAAATTGGCCATTAATACTTCCAAATAAACTTTATTTTTTGTACTAGGATTATTAAAATAAATTTGTGGAATTCGTTTTACACTATTTCCAGATAAAATCATTATTTGTCCCATTTGTCTCACCTTAGTATCATCACTAAAATAATATTCAATATATTGTTCCGTTTCAACAGCCCAATTTGGATCCATTGGAATATATTTAGCTCTAACCATTAAAAATGTTATATTATTACCTAAAAATCCATATAACATTGGTTGATCGGAAGCTGATGGATTTAAAATTAATTGTGAAAGTGTATAATTTTCATATTTAATTTCCAATCCATCAAGATTCATCTTTCCTTTTAAATTTGGACCTTCAACTACTATCATAGCACATTCATACGGTTTAATTAATTTATCCGCTTGATAAAAAAGGTTTGGTTGGATATATGGCATGTTATTTTTTTATTTTTTAATGATTAAATTCAATTTATTTTTCACTTTTTTTACATTTTTTAATGTCTTTACCTTCTTTTTCTTCCTTTTTCCCCTTTTTCTTTTGAATCATTTCTAAAAATTTTGCTCTGGCAGCTTTTTGTTTAGCTGATGATTCATTTAAAGATGTTTCTGTAATTTTTTCACATTTACATTTCTTGAATTTCTTACCACAATCTTTACATCTACCTTTTTTTGGTTCTTCAGAAATTTTTTCTTTATTTTCTAAAATAAAGTTGTTAAATTTTTTAATTTCCATTACTTTTTTATTATTTTTTATCACCGAAAAAGACATCTAATCAATTAGTGGACTATATTGGTGAAAATTAACTTGTATTATCATATCATTCTCATTCTTATTATATATATTTCCTTCTTTATACTTATTTTTCACTTCTTCTATTTCTAACTTAGTATTTTTTGGATCTTTAATGTTAAAAAAGATTCTATGACTACCTAAATTTATATCAAATGGTCTTCCGGGATATTTTATTTCAAAATCTAATTTTGTTTTATCTGTAACAATTAAACAAACCCACTTTTGATTGATAGATTTTTTCCTTTTATTTATAATTTTAAGCCTATCACCATCAACATGAATTCCATCGTCCTTTTTTTCTTCATTTATTTTAATAAATTCATTAAATCTTTTAAGTAACAAAATTTCCAATACTTATTTTTTATATATATTAAAAAATGAAATCAATTTTTCGATGAATTATTTACTTAGTAAAAAATTTGATGAAACATTCACAATAAATTTTATTGGTACTGATATTCTTAATTATCCAACTGGTAATACTTTAAAAATGGTTATTACCTCACCAATTATGGGTGTTAAAAGTTTAGATCAACTTAATATGACGGTTGAAGGAATTAAAAACTATCAATATCTTAAAATCTATTTTAAATATAAAAATGTTCCGGATTCAGATGCGATGAAATGTGGTGATTGCTGGAGTGATTTAATACCATTAACAACAATTTCAACAGGAACAACCACTTCATTTGATTATGAACTAATATTATCCGGTTTTACTTTTAGTCCAACAGTCCCGTTTGATTTTGAATTTTATATTTTTAGAGTGGATGATCCACCTTTTGATAATTATCATCTCAGAACACCAATATACGTTTCAAATATAACATTAACAGGTAAATATGATTTAACATATTCGGATGTTAATGTTGATATATCTGGAACAACACCAATTGTTATTGTTCCAAGAGATATATTTAAAATATTTTCGGTATCGGATTTTCAAATACAAGGATATGGAAATATTGCAAATCTAAATATTAAATATAGAGTTACACAAAACGATGGTAGAACATATTCTGATTGGGAACCACTCACAAAAGAAAATATTTCAACATATAAATTCAATGAACTTCGTTTTGCGAGAATAGAATATTTGATAACACCATATACAGATGATCCGGAACCTGCGCATATAATTGATATTATTATCATTGGTGATTTTCAAAATGTATCAGCAAATTATTTAAAAACAAATAAATATGGTATTCGTCAAGATTGTTTAACAACTTTTTTTAAATCTACTGGTGTAACAGAAATATGTGGGATGAACGTTAGTTCATATGATATAAATAATCCGGTAAATTGGAATACAGTTAAACCATATGGTTCCGCGGTGTCAACATATGATTTGAATTTAGACTTTTACACACAAGGATTGAGTTGTTATTCGATAACCAATAATGTAATGACAAATTTACAAGCCGAAAATGATGCAAATTCGAATAATTTATGGAAACCATATAATATACAATCAATAACTCAATATTATAATACTTTAGCAAATCAAGTTAGCAATTTATTCGCTTGGGATTGTGATTATCATTTAACTGATCCAGATAGAAATGGAACAGATTTCATTTTACACGAATATCAATTGAAAAATATAATAGATGTTAAAACAATTAAGATTATAGTACCCGAAAATAAATTTCCAGACAATCAATTAAAATCTAATGTATTCGCTTTAGATTTATTTGATACTTTTGAAATTCAGATTATGAAAGATGAATTTAAAAATAAATTCGGAATAACAAAAAGACCATCCGAAGATGATATTTTATTTATATGTTCTATTAATCGTTTATTTTATGTTAAAAGCGCAAACATATTCAGAGATGTCATGAATGCGGGTATCTATTACAAAGTCATGTTAGAAAAATACGAACAAAAAGCAAATATTATGAATTTATCAACAGAAAGTAAATTCAAATTGGATACTCTTACTAAAAATACAACTATGGATGAATTATTTGGTAATGAAATAAAAGAAGATGGTGATAAAATAGCGAATAAAGACCAATTCAAACCATTTTCATTTGATCCTATGAGATTTGTTGTTAATAATAAAGTACTAAGAATTAAACAAGATATTTTAAATGGAAATATAAATTTTGCAGTAAATTATTATGATTTTAAAGATACTGTTGGTAAACAATCTGTCATTTTCAAAAAAACAGATAATATTCTAAATGTTTCAGATAATCGTAGTTTTATTACTTGGTTTAATTTTAATAATAGTTGGGATACTTTAAACCCAAGTAGAAACGCTTGGAAATATTATGATATTGAACAAAATACAAATTTTTATTTATTAAATAACTATGATGAAACAACCAAACTTGGTTATAGAATTTGGTATTTCAAAAAAGATATCAATTTTCAAATCAATAATCAATTTTATAAATTAAAAAATGTTAATTTATTAACAAATATTTGGTATGGTTTGGTTATTATATTAGATCAAAGACAAAAAATATTGGAAATAAAATTATATAGTAGAGATAATGATTATAATATAACTTTTATGGAACCAAATAGTTTTCAAGTTCAAACAATATCTTGGATGGATACAACAGGTTATACATATTTAATAAATGCCGGATTTAAACCAGTTAATAACACCGAATTACATTCACTTTCAACCATATTTAAAACAATAAAAGAAACATTTTATGATATTGAACCGGAAAATTATATCCATGACATCGATCTTTATGTTTTGGGTTCTAATATTAAATATACTAATTTAAGAATATTTAATGATGTTATTCCAACAGATGAAATAAATAATACATTAAATCAAAATATTATTACAAACGCTGATAAATTAATATTGGCTGATAACGCTGATAAAAATATTTATACTGAAAATTTTGTTAATTTAAACTGGACATAAAAAAATTTTAAAAAAATTTCAAAAGAAATCCACGACATCTTATACGAAGAATTCAAAACAAAATTAGACATAATAAAATATGAAATATTTGAAATTATACGAAGAATTCAAAACAAAATTAGACATAATAAAAATTATGAATAGTTATCTGGAATGTGCTATATGGACGGAAGAAGAAAGGTTGGATGATGAAAATAATTCTGAATATAGTGATGAAATAAAACAATTTATTCCGGAAGCTGATTTAAATATTCATAATTTTTCAGATGATTCGAAAATAAAAGCATATCAAGACATCAAATTATTTTTAGAATATGCAGGTGATGCAGTTAATGGTATAGACGAAGATCAATTGGGTCACGATATTTGGTTAACCAGAAATCATCATGGTGCTGGATTTTTTGATAGGGGATATGACGATGATATCGAAAAAATTTTAATGGACTCTGCACATAAATTGGGTGAAATGGATATTTATTTGGGTGATGATGGTATATTATATTTTGGAAATGAAGAATAAACATTTCAATTATTTTTTCATATAAATTTAATGATTAAAAAGTTCAATACATTTAAACAAAAAACACTCAAGTACTTTATTTTTGATATAGATAATAATTTACTCCATATGTCAACTCCCATTCATATTGATGTTTTAAAAAATGGTAAATGGGTTCCGAAAGATGTTTTACCAGAAGAATTTGCAAAAATAAGAAAACAAAAAGGGTGGAGAAGAAGAAATAATGATTTAAAATTAACATTTCAAGAATTTAGAGATACTGGTCCAAGGGGGGATAAAGCTTTTTTGGAAGATGCAAAATCAGCAATTAAAAATAGTAATTTTGGTCCAAGTTTTAAAGATTTCATAAATACTATTGTTAACGGAAATGTTTTTCTTATAATTACAGCAAGAGGTCACGAACCAGAAACAATTAAAAAATTTGTAAAATGGTTGATTTGTAATTATTTAACTCAAGAACAAAGGGATAAAATGTCAAAAAATTTGGAAAAATTTCAAAAATTATTTAATTCTAAAGATGCAACGATTTGTTCCTATTTGGACACTTGTGAATTTATTGGTATTATGTCTAAATATTTTAGAAATAGATTTGGGTTTGATTTTGAAATTACACAAAAAGTAGAATATGGAAAAGAAATAGCTATTGATGCTTTTTTAACAAGATTACAAAATTTTGCCACAAGAGTTGGTGCTAAATTAAAAGTTGGATTTTCGGATGATGATGAAAATACCGTAAAACATATGACAGACTTCTTTAAGGAAAAAGATTTGGATGTCGCTGTCGATTATTATATTTTCAATACTGCAAATAAGGGTAAAGAAAGAATTAAGATTTAAAAATTAAATTTAATATATAGTTAAAAATAATTTAACTTTATGAAACATATATTTGAATTTTTAGAATTTTTAAATGAATCTGATTTATCAAACAAAGAACCTTGGAGTAAAGAATATCTTTTATTATCATAAATTCGGACTAAAAAAATTAGGTATTCAAGATGAAACTGAATTATCCCATATAATGAACGTATCAATAGGTTCAATTCAAATGCATATTCGTCAATATATTGGAATTGAAAATAAATATGGTAAAACAGATTTAGCTGGTTTGGGAAAAGAGGGAAAAATTATGTGGAAAATTTTTAGTGAATATGACAATTCATCAGAAGAAGAAATTCGTGAAGATGTTCTTGATATTTTATATTCATTGAAAAAAAGAGGACAAAATAATAAATATTTTAGATTAGCAGATAAAGAAAGAACAAAGGCTGAAATAAAAGCTGAAAATCTAAAATTAAAAGCTGAATTAGAAACAATTATAAAAAATTATATTTTTGAAGAAGGTGAAATTGTTACATTACATAACGCAAAATCTCCAAGTGATCCATTTGAAATTAGAATTACAAAAGGTGGGAAATCACCATATTATAATAGATTTGATAGAAATACTGAATTTGAATTTGGTCCATTAAACAATAAAATTTTTGATATTATTTATCCACATAAATTAGATAAAAAATATTTCAATATAAAAATAGATTTAATTTAAGATATAATTTCAATTTTTAAAATATCCGAATAAAATGTATCAAACACTAATATTTCTTTTTCTGATTGATTGTCATAACATCTTTTGTTATTGGGTTTGATTTTAATGAAACAAATAGAAGATGTTTTAGAAATTAACATTTAAACAATTCAAAATTAATAACATATAAGAATAAAAAATTATTTATGAAATTTAATGAGATTTGGACAAAAGAAGTAAATGATAAATATCGTCAAATGATTAAAGAAAAAAAATCAACGGATGAAATAAGAGAGTATTTTGGTAATAAAATGAATTATCACCCAGAACAAAAATTTAAACATGGAATTCTTACATATGATAGATATATGTGTCTAATAAATGAAATAAAATTTTATCCAAATTATATTGATTTCGGTTTTAATTATTTTAAGTCGTTAAGATTTTCAAATGGAAAAGATATTAGATGTTTTTTTACTGTGAATGATATAGATTATATTTTAGTATTAGAATATTTGATAGAAGATAATGAATTATTTCATAATGAAGTTGTTTATAATATATTTTTTACAACTAAAAAACAATATGATAATTTTGAAAAAGAATTATCAAAATTAAAATTAGAAGATTATGAAAAAGAGTTTTTAAAATTACAAAATATTGTTGAAAAAGAAACAAAATTGGGTGATACTATCAAAATATTTAATGCTTTATCGTATATTTTGTTAAAAATGATAGATGAGTTGGTCAATCCCATTTACATGATTTCAGACACAAACAACCCCCAAAAAATAAAATTTTATAATAAATCTATTAAAGATTCCTTTAAAGATAAATATGATTTATTAATTGGCAAAAGTAAATTCTTCCCAGATTCAAATACATATTATTATGTCATTAAAAAATAATTTTATTTTTTAATATATAACCATATGGTAAAAGACTTCTTGACATATATAAAAGAGAATAATCAAAATCACCCAATAGATGGTCGTTTTGGTTTTTACATGTTTTTGCATACATTGGATGAATTAAATTTTTCTTTTGTTAAAACTAGTAATTATTTAAATACTGGAAATTTTCTTTATTTTTTCAGAACCGAAATAATTAAAAAACCAATTGATATATCAGATGCTTTTGAATTTAAAGACTCAAATATTAATACATTTAATATTTATGAAAAAATAAATACCGAAAGATTATCTTTTTATTTTGGTATTAGAAATAATATGATCGAATATGGTTTTTACAATGATATGACAGACATAATTTATAAAACCGGACAATTTGAAGTGAAAGATAAAGAAGTGAGAAGTATAAAATCTTATAAATGTCTAATATTAATTAATGGGGTTCTGTCGGAAACAAATACCAGAACATTAAAAATATTACAAGAAGTTAAAAAGGATTTAAAAAATCTATTTCAAGATAAAAAAAGTAAAACTATTACAATAATCACAACACAAAGACTTCGAAAAATTATTTCGAAAGATCAATTGAAAGAAGAAAAAGATTTAGACAAATATTTTACCGATTGGTGTAATAAATTTCCTTGGGGTAAAAAAGTTGAATCTTATATAGATGATTCGGAAGATGATATTTCATTCTACATAAAAATAAAACCGAAGAACAATGAACCATCTATTGTATTATAAAAATTTCTTAAATGAACAAACCAAATATACTGTTGGACCATTATTTCATGGCGGTTCCACCAAATTTGAACTCTTTGATTTCAATAAATTAGGTAAGGATGGTCATCTTTTGAGTTTTTTGGGTTGTCATTTTTCTGAAGATGAAATTGTTGCTGAAAGATTTATGAACCCACCAGATTATGTTATTTATGAAGTTGAATTAAAAGTTAACAAACCATTAATAATTAAAGAGGGTGATTTAGTTAGAAATATGTTAAAATTTGGTGTTGAAAATAATATAATAAATAAATATATTTTTAACCGACAAAATAGAATTTTTGATGAAATTTTAAAATTACCTTATTATGAAATATCACAAGAAACGATATCTCATAAATTGTTATATTTAAAATCCGAAGATTCTAAAAAAATATCTTTGTCATATAAAGATTATTTAATTAAACAAGGTTATGATTCAATTAAATATGAAAATGAAATAGAATTACCTGAAATTGATAGATTCGATTGGATTGCATTCAATGAAAATCAAATAAAAATAATCCACGTATGGGATCAAAAACCAATGTTAAATCCATGATAACCAATTTCCAAATATTTGAAAAAAACGAATCAATTCCCCATTTGTATCATGGTTCCAGACATTTATTTAATAAATTTAATCAGAATGAACTGGGAAAAGATAATCATTTGTTGAGTTATCTTGGTTATCATTTTACACCAAATAAAGATGTGGCAAATAAATTTGCAAAAAAACCTGATAAGGTTATTTATGAAGTAGAAATAACCGTTAATAAAACATTAAAAATAAATGAAGGTGATTTAGTTAGAAATATGTTAAAGTGGGGAGATGAAACTGGTCTTTTAAATATAAAAACAGAAGAATTGGATGAATTGTTAAAACTCCCATATCATACAATATCCATGAATGAAGATTCTATTGTTGATGAAATGTTGGATAATAATATTGTTGAAAATAAAACACTATCTTTTTATTATAAATCTTATTTAAAAATGGAAGGTTATGATTCTATTGAATATTTGAATGAAATTGAATATTATGGTGATAAACCAGATAGATATGATTGGATTGTTTTTGATAGTAATCAAATAAAAATAATTGATATTATCAAATATTAAGTGAATAATAAGTATTTTTCTTATGCAAAACATCACAAAAAGTTATACTGGTATTATCGTTTATATTAATAGTTGTTATATCATTAACTGGATTATGTCCACAAATTTGTCTTGTGTTTTTTAGTGGTTTTTTTTCCATCAATCTTTTATCACACCATAATGGTCCTCCAACTTTTTTATAACCACCACGATAATGATCGACATCAAATACACAATCTATACGTTGATTAAATGCATTATTGATTTGGTCAGCAACACTTAAATCATCCCACCCCATATCTTTGATAGCTTTGGTGAAAACATGAAAATACCAATCAAAGTGAATTCCAGAATGGGAAAAAATATAATTTTCTATTTGAAATGCAACTTGAAAAAGATTTTCATTTTTTTTAAAAATTTCATATATATCATAATGCATTTCAGATCGAAATCCACTAATTGCAGTTTTTAACGGTAACCAAGGTTTATTTAAATAATATTCAATATCGTGATTACCCCAAAGCAAAATAACATTATTAGGATATAAAGTTTTGAATCTAATGATTTCTAAAAGATTTTCACGAATAGTTTCATTACTTTCAGTAAACGAATCCGTATAATCACCAAGAAAAATAAACAAATCATAATCGGGTTCAAATGGTGCATAACCAGCTGTACCAATTTCTGCTGTAAGTAAAAATTTAATATCAGCAAATGTTTTCCAAATAGTTCTGCCGTGCAAATCTCCAATAGTTAAAATTTTTTTCATAATATAAAGATATATAAAAATTATTGAGATAAAAAAATTAATATATAAGAAAAATTAAAGAAATGGATAAAATTTTAACATATAGTGAATTCATTAAAGAAGATTATCGTAATGTTGGTTACGGTAGTAATAGTAGTGGATTTAATAACAATCCAACACAATTATCTAATGGTAATACCATCATAGATGTGATTGGACACCCCACAGGTGATAAACATTTGTTAGGACTTGTACCAATTAATGTTAAAAGTGATTTTTTTTCCGGTGATAAGAAAAAGAAAGATAAATTAAAAAGAATAGATAAGTGGAGATTTAGAGTGTCTAAAAATCTTAGTGATTCAGATAAAAAATCTGAAAAACCTTTAATGAAAAAATGAAAAATTTAAAAACTTTTGAAAATTTTAAACAATTAGAGGGTGTCGCGGATAAATATGCACAAAGAGAATTTAATATACCTGATACTACGAATAAATACATCAATGAAGATGAAGAAGAAAAACCTTTTGGTTATGTTAATGGGTCTGGTTTTAATGACATTCGATATTCAACACCTGTTTATAAAAATCCAAAATCATTGGATAATTTCGAACCGAATGTTAGAGTGATAGTTGATATTGATGGAAATTTATATGTTGCAAAGGAAGATAATCCGTTTTCTCATGGATGGATGAACAAAGAAATTAAATTAACAAATAATAATATTTATGATGATCCAAATTTCCTTTTATTGAATAGAATTGAAGAAACTAATGACTTTGGTTTCAGTTCAAGTGGATATAGAAGAATTGAAGGTAAATCAAAATCAAATATTGACAAAATTATTATTGATATATTGAAGAAAGTAAAGAAGAAAAATTCAAATTTTGATTTTTATATTTCGAAGGCTTCTCCAAGATTCATAAGTAATAAAAATAAAATTACAATTTAATATTTATTCTGATATTATACAATAGCATAACAAAAATCTTCACAAGTTGAATTTTCATATATATAAACTTCTCTTTTACCTATTGTACATTGTTTTTCTAAATTTTTTAAAAAATCGATGATACGATCCGGTGAAAATGACACCGAACCCATATACACCACACTTATTTTCTTTTCACCTTTTATCATTTCACCAGTTTCTTCTGAAACAGAAAAATCATTTTTTTCTATTTCAAATTTTTTATAATTTACAAATTGAATGTTCATAACGATAACTTTTTTCTTATTGTATATCAGAAAAAATTTAATTTTGTTTAATAAATATTTCATTTTTTATTTAAAGATGGAATTTTAAAATGAAATGTGATTGGATTGATTTGTACAATTGTTTAATTTAATGAACAATTAATAAAATTCCTGACAGGACGAACACAAAACTTGTTAGTCTTATTAGTGAAGTTCTGATGTCCACCGACAAAATACTGCACCCAATAGTAAATAGATAAATGTATTGAGGAACTCCAATAGGAATGGGGAAGTAAATTATCAACATTCATTTTATATAATAAATAAATTTGGTTTAGTTCATCTTTAGTCGGTAAACGCCAGTCATTAAAACCACCACCCCTATAATCGGAACATAATTTTTTAGCATTTTCCCAATCAGTCTGACCCAAATCGATTTCAGAAACAATTAATTTTTGTTCCTTGTTAACTAGTAAACCACCATTCATTTTTGATCCAACATCTCCAGATTTGGGTATAAAATTTTCTGGTTTAGATATATCTTGGTCTGAATATATTTCTTTTTCTTTATTTAGATTGAAAGTTCCAAATTTATCCTTTATTTCTTCTAATTCAAAACATTTAATTATATCATATTTCATATTATCAAAATCTTCATCATCTAAATCTATATCTTCATTTTCAAAGGATTCTTTAAATGATTTAGTTATAATCCATTCTTTATCGTTATTAAATAATGATAAATAACTATCAGTATTATAAGAAACAAAAAATTCAAAAAAATCATATACACTTGGAGATTCACTTAAATTATTAAATAGTTCTTCTATGTTATCATAAACTTTTTTACAATAATAGTATATTGGCAATATATCATGACTATGTATATTTGTTTCTTCTTCTATATCAAATAATATATTATCTTCATCTTCATTATTACATAACATCGTAAAGATTTCATTTTCTATTAGAGAAACATCTATTTTTTTATTCTGATAAACACCGTTTAACACATCTTTATCCTTTTCAGATAAAGATTCTATACCATGTTTGTTAATTTTATCTAATATATAATCAATAACAATAATATTTTCATTTACAAATTGATTAAATTTTTTAACTTTATTTGTTTGTTTTTTCATTTTGTTATATTTGTTTCTTTTTTATTATTATATATTAAAATAAAAATTAATATATACTTAAAGAAAAATAATCATTATAAAATGAAAAGAATAAAGAAATTTAAAACATTTATAAACGAAATGTTAAATTATAATCAATTTGATATTGTCCCAGATGAATATTGTAGGGGGTTAAAATCTGGTGATTTATTTAAATTTGACAATCATAATTATATGTATGTTATTGGACAAATAATTTATTTTCAACATAAAAATCCAAAAGAAAATGGATTGGTTGAATATTGGCCTGAAATAACACCAGTTGCTAATCCAAGTATGTTTCCATTGAGTTCAATATCAAAAATTGAAAATGTTGATGACTATAAAATAATCACCTTGAAAAAATCAAATGAGTAAAGAGAAAACAAATATAACAACTAAATTTTCTGAATTTAAAGACGATAAAGTTAAAAAATTCAAAAAAACAATGGAATTCGAACCTTTGTCTGATGATATTACAGCACTACGTGAACTTGAAAATGGTGAAATTGAAAAAATTACAGAACCAATAAAAATTTTACAAATTACAGACATTATTACGGATAAAGAAAGAATTAAAAAACTTGAAGAAGCTATTAGTGGTAGTCCAGTTTTTCAAACAGATTTACAGAAGGAAGTTAAACGTGGAGATTTAATTTATATTGTAGCTTTCATTGTTGATTCAAAATCTACATCATGGACTTCACAAAAGAAACAAGTTGTGTTAAAATGTAGAATATCAGATATTTACAGTGGTTTAAATAAATTAAATTATATAAAATAATGAAACATTTAGAAGAATTTCAATTAATAACCGAATCTGATAATCAAACTTATAAAAAACTTCAGATTGGAAAAGAACAACTGATGGTGAAAAATTAGATATTTTAGATTCATTAGACAATTTAGTAACATTGGTTAAAAAAGAAACGAAATAATTTTTTTATGAACTATAAATATCGTAATTTTGTATCATCAAACTTAAACCAAATGGAAAAAATCGTAAATGATTACCAGACTTTTTTGAAAGAAGAAAGTCAGGTTCAAGAAGTTAGTGATGGCAAGAACATTAAATTGTTTTATACATTAGAAACAAAGAAAATTGAAATTCCAGTTGGTGGTGAAGCCGGTTCGAAATACGATGACAAGAAAGCAACTTTTGATAAGATTATCAAAAGAGTCACAAGAATTTGTAAATTCATTAAAATTCCGGTTCCTATTCTGAAACTCATTGAAACAAAAAAATATTATACTTTTGTTTCATATGGTGATCATAGTATCAATTATTATCGTGAAAATTTTTCAAATGGTAAAAATTATACCGATGATTTATCGGAAATTGAACAAGTAAAATCAACATTAAAAACAAAATTGGATGGAAAAGATAAATCCCCTTGGAAAATCGTTTCCAAAGATGTTGAAGTTTACGATTTAACAATGGTAACAGTCATTAAACCAGAAGATGAATGGATCATTTTAGGAACTTTTGATTACATTGACAATTTATTAAAACCAGCACCCGGACAACAAATTCCGATTGATATGGTCAACATGGAAAAATCAGAATGTGATCACTGTCATAAAAATATTTATCGTAAAAAAACGGTTTTCATTCAAAAAATAAAAGATGGTTCCATTATTAAAGTTGGTGGAACTTGTATCAAAAATTATCTTGGTTACGATTACGAAAAAGTTTTAACATATTTGACAGATATTTCTTTCATTTCTGAAAGTTGGGATAATGATGGTGGTGGTTTTGATGATGATTATGATGGAATGGGTGGTGGTCGTTGGGTAGAAGATACAGTTTCGGTTAATGAAATCATTAGATATTATATTTGGTGGTATAAGAATAGGGGTTATATGTCTAAATCCACAGCGGAAAAGATAAATTCCAAAAAAATGGAAGAGAATCCAAATCCTAATATTAAACTTGTATCATCAACATCTCAATCTGTTCAAGGGGATGTATCATACGCCAATACACCACCAAGAATAAACAATAGGGATGAATATAGTAGTTGGAAAGATTTTTGTAATGATGTATATTATCCAAGATTAGAGACAATTCGTGATAATGATCCACAGATCCAAGATGTAATTGATTATATTGAAGAAAACAAGGAAAATAATTTCTTGTTTAACGCATCAAATTTTATAAAAATGGGTTATGTTAAGACTCGTTTAATTTACTATATTAGTGGAGCTTGTTCTTTTTATTTTGGTAAATTATATGCGAATATTAAACAAGAATCTGAATGGGTTGGGGTTATTGGTGAAAAAATGAAATTGGAAAATCTTGAAATTATTCATATTGGCGGATTTGAAACTCAATATGGTTGGTCTAATGTTTATAAATTAAAAGACCAAAACGGAAACATTTTTACAAAATTTGGAATTATCAATCCTAAATTCGTTGTTAAGAAAAGTAATATGGAAGATACACAAAATATTTATGTTGGTGATATTATATCAGCAATTGCAGAAATCAAAAACCATGATGAATATATGGGTAAGAAACAGACAGTTTTGGGTAGATTATCTAAATTGTAATGAAAAAATCGTTTTATTTTTTAATATATAAAATAAAGTTAAAAAAAAATAAAAACTATGAAAAAATCACTTAAAAATTATAAAACATTCGTAAAAGAAAATTTGAATATTCAAAATAATGACGATGATAATGACGATGATCAAGAATTATCCGATTATGGGGATAAAATTGACTTAGACACCAAATCAACCGATTTTCCAGAAGAAGTTTTAAAATCAGTTGAAAAAATTCTTCAAATGAATTTCGCTGAAGTTAAAAAACCTATTATTAATGGTGATGAAATAACTTTTGGTATAAATGAATCTGATGGTAGATTGGAACCTGAAAATATACTTGAATTAGCGGCAACACCCGATGGTAGTAGAGGATTATTGGGATTTGGTGCTATGAAAAAAAGGAAATATACTGTAACGTTGATTTTGGTCAATAATAATAAAGAAGAATATAAATTAACATATAAAATACTTTATGATTTAAATAAAATGTCAAATAAAAGACCAACCAAATTAAAAGAAATTGAATTTGATGAAGAGGATTTAACACCAGAAGAAATAGAATTGAAAAAAATAGAAAAAAAATCAAAAATTAAAAATTTAGATTTAGATGATGTTTTTAGTCCAACTTATGATTTTCCAGATTAATTATTTTACGATGTGGTGTAAAAAACAATCAAATTTATTATCATCTGAATAAAACAATGAAAAAATAGCGGTATAGGTTTTACTCATATTAAAATCACTCAATTCTAAACCTGATATATCTCTAACATCAATTGATTTTTTAAAAAAATCATTTTCTAAAAATTTAATTTCATCTTTTGTTAATCCACGTTTAAATAAATAAGTGAATGTAATATGTACTCCGTTTCTTGTGTCTATCAGTTTGAATTTCGATTTAAAATCAAAAGTATATAATAATTCGGGGTTTTCATCATCTAAAATATTGTCTAAAATGTCCATAAATATATCTCCTTATTTATTTATAGACAATAAATCAAGATAAGTTTATGATTTCAACATAAAATTACCTTCACTCCACCTTTTATCCGAACATATTTCGTTTAACTGTTCTGATGTGAGATTATTTGGATCCCAACCTTTTTTCTTAGCGTATTCACGTTTGAAAATTTCACGAAGTTCTTCTATATCTCTGTCTGAAATCGTTGCATCTTTAATTAATTTATATTCTTCTTCCATTTTTTATAATTTATTTTTTAATCTTTTAGATTTACTTAAAAAATATTTCCAACCACCAATTTCTTCAAAATCCATATTTTTTATATTTTGAATTTCTTCATTAGAAAAATTACATACTTCTTCAGTTCCATCTTTAAATATGATAAATATAATAGGTTTGAAACTTTTTTCACCAATCAATGATATTTTTTCAACACCGATAGTGTCCAAATATTTTTCTTCTTCCATTTTTATAAATTATTTTTAATCAATATAGATTTTGGATATTAATATTATTCTTGGTGAATAAATATCTGTTGATATGATCGAAATTGATTGAACTAGATTTGAAATATATAAATTTTCTTTTGTTTCTAATTCTTTGTTTATATAATTCACCAATTCTTGTATCACCACACTTTCCATTTTTTCAGCACCCCCAAAACCAACACTTTCTTTCATTGAAATCAATTCATCTGTATTTATTGATATACTAAAACTTTTAGTTGGCATATCTTCAAAACCAATCTTATGATCTTCTTTTAATACAACATTTTTATCTTTTATATTCAATTGTGATAAAATTTTTAAAGAAACAGGTAATAAATTTTGGGCAATATCATTTTCATATTTTTGATAATATTCTGGTGATAAACAATATTCAGCATATTCCACCATAATTTTCTTAATTTTATCATCCGTTACTTTTAAAGCATCTAAAATAGGACTCCATTTTTTAAACATTTGTTCCAATGATTTCTGTTCCATGATTAAACTAATTTGTTTTTTTCTTATATATTACGAAATAATGGTCTAGTTTAAAAATTAAAAAATTGACAAAAACAACATTTTGTCAAAATAATATAAATTAATATAAATTTAATAAGAATAACACACAAAGAAAATATAGAAGATAGAATAGAATGGTTAATGAATTATTTAAAAACAATAAAAAAGCCGAATTAGATTTAAACTATATTATTAATATTGTTCAAGATATATTAAATAAATCACATACCGATTATCAAAAAAAAATTATAAAATTAAGGCCAAACGAACAAAATCCAACAGAAATTTCAATGGCCTGTCCTATTTGTGGGGATAGTCACAATAGACCAAATTTAAAACGTTCTCATCTTTATTTCAAAAACATGTTTATAAAATGTTTTAATGAAGATTCGTGTAGTATGTTTTTTACTAAATGGTGTGATCATTTTGGTGTCCAATTAGACCCGGAAAAGAAAATGGATATTTATGAATATATAAGTCAAAATATATCATTCACAAATAGAGAAGATTTAGTTGTTGAAAATCTAGATAAATTATTAAATGCAAAAGAATTTATGGATTTTTTAAACAACAGACCAAAAAGTTTTTTAACAAAAATATCACCAATTAAAAAAGGTTCTACAGCTTTTGATTATCTAAAAAGTAGAAAAATAACAAATTATAGTAATATTCTTCAGGGAATTTACAATATTACTGATAAATGGAAAGAACCAGTTATTATTATTCTAAATAGAAGTGGAAATAAATTACTTGGGTTTCAATTAAGAAATTTAAAAGATGAAAAAACAAAAAGAATATACAAAGAACATGAATTTGAATATCTTTATAATTATAAAAATCCAAACGAAAAATTAGATGAAATTGAAGCTATTTCATATAATAAATTATCACACCTATTTAATATTTTAAATGTTGATTTCAATAGACCAGTAAATGCTTTCGAAGGATATTTAGATAGTATATTTTTTCCAAATTCAATGTCACTTCTTGGCTTAGATACGGATATTAGCATAATTGATAATGAGAATATCGATTTACGATTTATATTTGATAATGACGGTCCGGGTTTAAGAAAAGCTAAAAAAATGTTAGAACAAGGGAAATGTGTTTTTTTGTGGAAAAAAATGATAGATGAATTATCCAAAGGTGATTATTCATTAAGGCATAATTTAGAAAATATAAAAGATATTAATCAATTAGTTATTTTTTATGATAACCCAAATATTTATTTCGATTTAAATTTGGAACAATATTTTTCCAGAGATAAATTTGATATGATTTATTTAAAAGATGTTCAAAAAAAGAAACCAAACGATAAATCGATAACTGATTTTGATTTTAAACTTTAGTGTTAGAAAACAATATAAACAAAATGGAAGAAATAATTGAAAAATCTTTTTATAACTATTAAAATATCAGTAGTTGGTAGTTGAAAATGCACATAACTATCAATATATAAAAACTTACATTCAATTTAAAAGTATTATTAAAAATAATTTTTATAAAAATGTCAAAAAATGAAACAATTAAATTCGAAATAACACAATCGAATATAAAAACACTGTTAGATAAGATAAAGGATTTAACTAGAATAGATAAACGATTAGTTTTTAAATTCGAAAAGGATAATCTTATTCTTTTTTCTTTTGTTGGTGACACTTTCAAAAATATTTATGCTTTTAAAAGTTACGTTATCAAAAATGAAGATTTAATTGATATTGTAACTGAAATTGAAAACCCAATTGTATTTATAACAAAAGATGGTAAAAAATTATGGCATTATCTAAACAATTTTTCAGATTATAATGGTATAAAATGTGAAATAATGTATAATGAAGAATTTTTCGCTAATTATTTAAAAATAAATAGCGAACAATTAGAAGTTAGAATTATTAGTGGTGATCCTATTACTGTTGGGAAAGAAATAAATTTGGACGATATTAATAAATTGATGAATATTGATGATTCTTTATTTCGATTTAAATTGTCAAGTCAAGAATTTGATAAAATTAAAAAAATGACAACCATTGATGTCAAAGAAAACGACATCATTCAAATTATTATCGAATCAAACATATTATATATCGGTGAAAGTAAATGGAAAATAAAAATATGTGACATTGAACATGAAAATGAAACTTTCACATTCCCAAAAAGATATTTCAATACAATAAACACTTCAACATTTATTGATGTATTTGTTTTTGAAACATTTATATTAACAAAATTTGATGATTATAACCTATTGATAGTTTTAGAAACAAGTATTTAATTTTTTTATTTGAAATATTCATTGTATCTTTGTATTTTAAAATTATAAATATGGATTGGAAACCAGTTAATGATAAGAATAATAAACCAGAAATTGGTAAACTGTATTTTGTTACAATATGGAAAAGTGGGTTTAGTGACGATGACATTAGAGTTGTAACAATTGGTTCAATCAATTATTCACCATTTAAAAAGAAAAATGAATGGGATCACGATGATAGAATGATTGCATATGCTGAACTCCCAGAACCTTACAATAAATAATTATGACAAAAGTGATTATGGAAAAAGAAAAAGAAGAAGAATATCCAACACGACCAACTTACGAATTCACAGAAGATGAATGGACTACCATTTATACTGGGTATATTGTTGAAAGTTCAATATATTCTCATTTAATTCATAGTTCAGAATACGGAAGATTTTGGATACCCAAAGAAAACACAAGATTAAAAAAATAAAATTTATGACAAAATAAGACTTTCTTTCAAAGGTGAATGAAATCTTCAAAGAATCAGATGATTATTATGGAGAAACTATTTTAGATGTAAAATTAGTCGTTTATCTTGATATTAACCAAGTTTGTTTATGGTGTAAACTCGATGAAGGAACAACTGAATCTGATATTAATAAGGATGGTTATATTAATTTTTGTAGATCTGGGTGGTATCAAGTTTCCGATAAAATGAATGAATGGGTTTATAACGCTGTTCAACAAAGAAAAATATCCAAAGAAATGTACGAAATTCCATTTGAATCTTAAAAATTAAAAAAGATGTCATACTATTTATTCCTAGACGATGAGAGATTTCCAGTGAACCGAAAGGGTGAGGGGGATCAAATGAGTGCATATGAATTGACCGGAAATAAGAAATATTTCTTGTTAGATTGGGTTATTGTACGTGATTTTGGAGAATTCGTCAAAACAATCGAAGAAAAAGGATTACCAAATATAATCAGTTTCGATCATGATTTAAAAGATGAACATTATTATCATTATAGAATGTTTACCGTTTATACTGGGTGGATTGATTATACTGTTCTCGAAGGTACAGGTTTTGAATGTGCAAAATGGTTAATAAATTATATGTTGAATAATAATTTAAAATGTCCTGAAATTTTAATTCATACACAAAATACTGTTGGTGCCAAAAATATCCATAAGGAATTCGAAAATTTTAAAAAATCAAATAAATAATTTTTTTATTAAATAATTTTTAATTAAGTTTGTAATAATTAATATTTAAACAGTAAATTATGAAAACAAAAAGTGTATTTTATTTATGTCTTATTGTAGCCATTGTATTTTTCACTCTTGGTGGATTTGCATACGGTTGGGCATTAGCAGTTGGAATTGGAATTGGAATTTATATAGGAAAAATCCTATTCTGGACTTTTGTTATTTTATTCGGATCATTAATTATTTATTTACTTACTCGTAAAAAGAAAAAAAATGAAACTGGAACTACAAATTGATTCCGACATTAAAAAATCGATGCTAGAAAAATCGGAAATAAAACTTCAAGCATTACGACAAATCAAATCATCAATTCAGGTAGAAAAGGCGAAAGATGGGAAAGAATTATCTGATGAACAGGTAATTAAAATCATTCAAAAATTAGTCAGTCAAGGTACTGAATCCGCTAGACAATATGAAGAAGGTGGTAGAATGGATTTGGTCAATCAAGAATTATCATTGATTGTTGTTTACAAAACATTCCTACCAGAACAAATGTCCGAAGAAGAAATTACAGAAAAAGTGAAACAAATTATCACAGAAACTGGTTCAACTACTGTTCGTGACATGGGTAAAGTGATGACATCTGCAACAAAAGTTTTTGCAGGTCGTGCTGATAATAAATTAATTGGTTCCATTGTTAAAAAATTATTATCATGAAAATTTGGAATTATCAAAGAAAAAAACATCCAGAAGAAGGATTTGGTATTCAGGAAGAGAATGATCAAAAATATTCTATTTGGCACGATCCAAATGAAGGTGGATATGCTTATGATATTGATTGGTATTTAATTAACGATATTAATGAATATCCAAATATTCCAAAAGACGGTCTGTGGAATTCCTTTGACGAAGCATATAAATGGATTGTTGATAATTATGGTGAAATAACAGAAATTGATGAATAACAACGAATTACAAAAAAAAGTAGAAGATACTTTTAAGGATAATTTCGGGTATACACCATTTTCAGAGCGACTTAAAGATATTCAAAGTGAATTCTTTGAATTGATGAAATGGAATGATATTAAAAACATTAAAGAAGAATCCGGAGATTTAATGTCATCATCTCTTATAATGTTATGTGCTGAATCTGGTTGGAATTTTGAAGATCTTATTCAAGATACACTGAATAAAATCAATCGTAGAAGGGAACAATATAAATCATTGGGTAGAAAAATAAAAGTGGCTCTTTACGGGGGTGCTTTTAATCCAATAACAAATGGTCATATTCAAACAGCGAAATTTGTTTTAGATACAAGTAATGAATTTGATGAAGTTTGGATTTTACCATGTTTCCACCATATGTATAATAAAAATATGGCACCAGCTGAACAAAGATTGGAAATGTGTAAAATTGCAGCTGAAATTGACAAAAGAATTAAAGTTTTCGATTATGAAATCAAAAATAAATTCTTCGGGGAAACTTTTTATTTTGTGAAAAGATTAAAAGATGAAAAAGAACTGATGGAAATGTATCAGTTTAGTATGATCATCGGACAAGATAACGCAAATACATTTCACACTTGGGTTAATTATCAGGAACTTGAACGTATGATGAGATTCGTGGTTATACCAAGACGTGGATTTAAAAGGGATACGAATGTTGATTGGTACTTAAAACCACCCCACATCTTCTTAAACAAAGAAAAAACAGGTATTATTGAAGTTTCATCTACAGTGGTTAGAAATATGTTAAAAGATAATGACAACAATGATTTAATTAATTTGAATTTGATTGATAAAAATGTTTTTTCTTATATAGATGATCGCAATTTATATAAATAAATAATTTTTTCGATTTTAAATTATGATATTCATCTTGAACCAGATAAACATCAATGATCAAAACAAAATTAACAGAATTAATTTGTAAAGAACTTCTTTTAAAAGAAGATGAATTAACAAAAGATGAATTAAAAATAATAGATATTTGTAGTGGAATAATTTCATCCCTAAATGATGATATTATTGAAATGAATAAAAGAATTTATGAATTAGAAATATCTGTAAAAAACAAATCTATCATCATCGATGATATGATAAATGATCTTTCCCAGAAAAAATAATATCCAACTTTTGTTGAATATTTTCATTGTGTTTTATTCTAAATAATAAAATATTGTTTTCTAAACAAAATTCATCTTTAATTTTATCATATTTTATTCTTTTTTCTAAACCATTTTCACCACCCCAATAATTAATTATTTTTTCATGTTGTTCACCATCAAATTCTATTATTATATTTTTTTCATAAATATAAAAATCAAAGAATAACGATTTTGTTACTTTACAGTTTTCGAATTTTTTTTGATATTCAAATTTTATATCGTTTTTAATCAAATAATTTAAAATTTTCTTCTCACCTTTTGATGTTCTACATTTTGGACAACCCTGACCTAATATATGATAGTTTGGTTTCTGTAAAAAAGAACCATGTTTTTTACAGATTATTTTTACATAACTTTTACTGTTAATATAATCAACTTCTGAATAATCATATAAAATTCCATGAATTTTAATAGATTTTTCAATAAAGATATTTAAATCATCTTTACTATTTTCTATAGCACAATCAGGACATCCCTGTTTTGCATTAATATGATAATTAAAAACAGTTATAAATTCACCATGTTTAGGACATATTATATTTATATGTTCATTCATATTTTTTGAACTTTTTATTAATGAATAATCATATTTGTTATTATGAACTTTATTTGATCTTAAAATTAAATTATCAAGTTTCTCACGTCTAATTTCTGATACTTTTTCTATACCACATTTCGTACATCCATGATTATATAAATGGTCATAAATTCTTTGAATAAAATAACCATGTTTTTTACAAAATATTTTAATTTTTCCATTACTTATGGAATCAAAATCGTATTCGTATTTATCTTTGTGAATACTTAAAAATCTTTCTAATAAAATATCATTTGTTAATTTTTTCATTGATGTATTTAAATTTTAAACTACCACTGTCATAAATACGATATATTTTTCTTTCTAACATAATTTCATGTTCCGTTTTATTTTCTTTAATCATTTTTTGTTTCCTAACACCATCAACTATGTAATGATAATTTGGTTTTGTTTTATCAACTAAAATAAATCCAAGTTGTTTTTCATATAAATCATCACACCAAGATCTATCGGAATAACCAGTAATTTCTTTTGGTTTATATGTTTCGACAAAATATTTAAATAATTTGTTTTCGGAACCAATAATATTTGTATTTAATTTATTACAAAATCTTAATATTTCATAAATATTTTTACGTCTTTTAAAAATCATAACCGATACTAACTCGTTGTTATAAAATAAACCAAGTTTAATTTTGGATTCAATAAATCCTTGTAAATGATTATTTTCTAAAAATTCTTTTATTAACGAGTTATCTAAAAAATTTTTTATTTCACATTTTTCAGATAAAATTTCATTAGAAGTTTTACCAAGTAAATTCAAAATTCTGGATTTAACTATTTCTTGTTTGTAAACCCAGTCATCTTCATAAATATGTATTAAGTGTATTCCTTGTTTTTCACATGATTCGGTTTTATTAAGATGATAGTCATTGGATTTACCCATTTCATTATGCCTAAATAAACCATTATATTCAAAAGCCAATTTTAAATCTGGCAAATAAACATCTAATTCATATGGTTTGATAATTTTTCTATCGTTTAAAATAATATTTCCAGTATAATTTTCTTTGATAATATTTTGAAGTTGAATTTCTTGTCCACTTATAGAATATGAATTTATTGGATTACAAACTGTACATAAAATGGTTTTAAATTTCAATCTATCGTATAATAAAATAGATGATATTAAAAAATTATGATTATTATTGTTATCACACCTAAATTCATATTGTTGATTATCATAATCTATATTTACTATATTTAAATCTTTATATTTACAAAGTAAATTATTTATTTTAGTATTCTTGACTTTATTTTTAATTATATCTGATTTCAATGGATTATATACACCAAAATTTTCAAATAATTTCTTTAAAGATTTTTCTCTTATTTCTTCGTTTTGTAAAGGGGAATTATTATTGTATTTTAAATTATTTGTTTCTATTAATTTGTTGATAATATCTTTATTTTTTAATGGAACATCAACACCATATCTTTCTATATTTGTTTTTATCGTTTTTAATTTTACTTCATTGTTTAATAAAGAACATTCATTTCCATATTTTTCCAAATTAGTTTGTTTTAATTTATTTAAAATTAATTTATTTTTTAAATGATGATCGAAACCATATTTTTCTAATTCTGTTTTTCTTCTTTTATTTTTTATTTGTTCATTTTTTAATGGATGATCAAATCCAAATTTTTCTATATTTGTAATTTTTATTTTATCTTTAATTTTTTCATTTTGAAATGGATTTTCAACACCATATTTTTCCAAATTGGTTTGTTTTGTTTTCACCCATTTACAATCTTTACAAAAATATTTTTCGGAATTTTTATTTGTTATATTATAATATGTTCTAAATGACATTTTTTTATTTTTTCCACATACATCACATTTAACATCAATTAATTGTTTTGATCCTTTTGGTAATTTCAAAATGGATAGAGTAATAATATATCCAGATTTTATATTAGGATCATTCATTATTTTTCTATATAAACCAATATTTTTATTGGTTGTTTTTACTTTTACGTATTCATCAATAATCATAAATTTAATATATTTTTATTTTAAATAAGTTTTTAAAAAGCATAAAAAAAAGCCGAATAAAATTCGGCTTTTTTGTGTCGTATTTAACTATTAAATTAAATAACCATGAGTATCGGTAACTGATAAAGCCATAAATTGTTTTTCTGGAAAGAAACCAATATCACTTACTGCATATCTTGAACGAATTAACATTCTAGGTGCCCAAGTTGCTTCAGAAATTAAACTGATAGATTGTGCCATTAAATAAGGAATGAAAATAAGACCCGGTTGATCAATAGTATTTTTTCTTCCAATATAAACATAATTATCATCCCATCTCATATATGGGTCAACATATATTTGAATATTTCCTATATTGCCCATTGGGTATAATTGACCGTTTGTGTTCAATTTACCAACATTTGTTGGGTTAAGTGTATAACCAGCGATATCTTGTAATACGGAAGCGATGTTACCGTTTGTTACTAAATATTGAGCCGGTCCGATACGACCATCAGTAGCAATAAAGTTAGAAGCGTTATTAATCTTCGCAACTAATTTACGTTGTAATGTATGTGTAGTTTCACCCCCCGGTGCGTTAGCTGCAACAGCGTAAGTATCAACATCGAAGTCGAATTTACTTGTACCATCAGCATTTTTAGGTGCAGTGTGAGAAACTCTGTTTTTCAAAGCTAAACTTCTAATTTTAGCAACGATTTCTTTTGAAATAACTTGTGTTAATTCATTGATAAGAACACCTTCCAATTTTTGAACAATGTCCATTCCAGTTGCAGCTTTAATATCTTCGATTTGAGTACGTTTTAAAGTTGAACTGATTTCGATGTCACCAACTGTAACAACCTTAGTAAATACGTCAGGTCCAATTACACTTGGATAAGTTTTTTCATCTTGATAACGGTTCATCGGGCCACCACCTTGTGATTTGTAGTTGTCTTGTACACCAGTTGTCCAAGGAGTTTCAAAATCATTGAAACCACCAGAGAATCCCGGTAATTGATCTTCTAATAATGAAACCAATTGAATAGTTAAACCTGATAAGTAACCAGTAGCTGCTACTGTTGTAGGAACATGTGTAGCTACAACTGTATTAATATACCAGAAACCACCAGCCATTGTTGTGGCCATTGCGGTTGATTGATCAAATGTATTTTTAGTTTGTGACCATGCAGGTGCACCATCTTGTGGTACTAATGCACCAACTGAAAAACCAGCTTGACGATAACAACGGAAAATTGGATGACCGTCAATACGTGAGAATCCTAAAAATTCCAACCAATTTTGTTTTGAATTAGTTAAAGGACCAACTGCTAAAATAGCAGCTGTAGTTGCTTCTAACTTTACCCACATTCTTTGTGAAATTCCACCAATACGTTCTTTAATTCCAAGAACAGAAAGTTGTAATTGTAATGCAGTAACTAAAGCTGCATCTTGTGATGTAGTTGTAATTTTAAAAACTAATGGTCTTTGTTCAGCATCTTGATCTTCACGACTTCCATCACCATAAGCGTTATCGTATTTAAAATCTACGAATAACAACTCAATTCTTGGAGAAGCTGTTGGTTTTACAGCAACAAGGTCTAAACCAATTGTTTGAGCTGCAATTTTCATACTTACTGGAAGTAAGTTTTGTGCAACATCACCAGAACCAATTGCACCAGCACCGACTTGCCACACGGAAGCAGGAATTGTACCAACGGTTGGGGCAAGAATATTACCCATACCATTTTGGTTTAATGTTGTATATGCAACGTTTTCATTGATATGAAGCTGGTGCATTTCAGCATATTCGGACATCCATTCTCTTTTTTCATCGTCCTTTACTTTAAGGGCTTCTAAAATTGGATTCCATTTTTTTAAAGCTTTTGGCTTATCTACTATAAAGTGTGCCATAATTTATTTTTTGATTATTTTTTAGTATATATTTAATCGAAAATCCCAATTTTTTCCATTTTCACAGATATTATGGGAAAACTAAACATATATTTTAACAGATTAATATCTGTTAAGAATTTTTTTGAACGAGTCAAGTTGTTCATCCGATAGTTTGAAGTTGTCGTAATCATTTACGTTTTCGTTTAATACCTTCTTACTAGCGTTTTGTCTTGAAGTATATACTTCTAGATTTCTAGTGATCCAAAATGATTCTACTTTGTCCTCTGTCAAGTTTGTATAAAATTGTGCTTCGTTTAAAATACCTTCTTGAATTTTTGGATTTAAACCATCCCACATTGGTTTCAATTCACTTGGAATATTTTCAACCAACATTTCATTTAATGGTTTTGCAGTCTTTGTAATAGTTTTTTGAATTATTGAAAGAACTTCTCCCGCATTTGTGTATTTACCTTTGTTTTCGTTCATTGCAAAGTTCACTTGTTCCTTAACTTCTGGTGTTAAACTATAATAATTAGTTTTTTGTTTTTCGGTTAAGAATAATAGGAAGTGTGGATCTTCTACCTTAGACGCTTCACGTTTCTTAGCTTCTAAAATTAAATTCTTTACTTCATTATGTAATTTATTTTCATTTTCATATATTTTTCCTGTTCCCAAAATAGAAATTCTTGATTCTTCTATTTCTTCGGTTTCATCTGTTTCACCCATTTTAACAACAACAACCCCGTTTTCGGTGTTTACTGCTAAAACTTCACCAGTTTTGTCATCGTCAATCTTAACAACCATACCCGGAACAATACCAAGTTCTTCGGTTTCTTCTTGACCATCTTGTACTTCTTCAGTGTTTACGCCCTCAATATCTTCTGGGGTTTCTTCTCCTTGTCCTTGTGGGGTTTCTTCTCCTTGTGGGGTTTCTCCTTGTGGGATTTCACCTGTTGGTTGTCCTTCACCTGTTGGTTGTCCATCTTCTGGTTCACCTTCTGGTTTTTCTTTATCATCATAATATGCTTGAGGATCATCAGCTGTCATATCTCCCATTTCACCAATTGCTTCGTTTAATGGGTTTCCAATAGAATTGTTAAGTTTTTCAACAATTTTCTTTGTGTAATCAATTGTTCTATCCAAAACTTCTGCGTTATATTTTTGATAAGCCATAACGTCAGTTACATTTTCAGCAACATATTCACCATAATGAATAGAATGATCAACATTTTCACCAACATATTCGGAATATCTAATAGCATTATCTACATTTTCAGCGATATATTGGGTATAGTCAATAATTTTGTCTGCACTTTCACCAATATATTCAGCATAATCGATAGTATTATCAAGATTTTCTGCAACATATTCAGTATATGCGATATTCTTATCAAGATTTTCGGCAACATATTCAGTATAATCAACAATTTTATCATAATTTTCAGCGATATATTCACTGTATTTAATGGTATTATCAACATTTTCGGCAACATATTCGATAAAAGAAATTCCATTATCTAATTTTTCTGCTATATACTTTTGATAGGTAATAACTTGATCTGTTGATTCTGCGACATAACCCAAATAGTCCATAGTTTTTTCTAAACTTTCGGCCAAATAATCATTGTGTTTAATTAAATCTTTTGTTCTGTCTTTTGTTCTGTCAACTTTTTCTTCTAATTTTTCATTACTTTTCTTTAGTTGTTTGTTTTCTTCAACTAAAACTTTAATTGCGTCAGCAATGTGGTCAAGATATTCTGTTATCTTCTTCTGTCCATGCATCAAAGATTCGAATTCTTCATAAAGACGTGAAAGTTTATCTGGATCAAAATTCTTACTACTAAGAGTTTCATCGATAGATTTTTTTGTTTTCATTAACTCACCGTCTAAATACTCCTTAAACTCTTCCATTTTAAATTGAGTTGCTAATTCGTTTTTATCCATATGATATAATTCATTAATTTTTGACTCCTCGGACATATCAAATATCCTGAAGTTTAAGTTTTCATTGTAACCCAATGATTCATTCATGTTCTTTAATTCCATTCTAGCAGAACTAAAACCCGGATCAGCAACAGCATCATATGTGAAAAGTTTCTTAATACTTACTTCACTATTTGATTCAGTTACACCGGCTGCTCTACTTGATACGAAAATTGGTAGGTCATCATCTACGAGTGCTTTTGCTTCCTTTCCGTAAAAGGTATTAGTTAAACGAATTTCACCATCAACTCTATTGGTTTCTTTTACATACCATGCATTTTGAATTGTGTGTGATATTCTGGTTAAACTAGTATCAAATACATCGGGATGATCAAACTCCCCGTAAACTACTTTCAGTAAATTTTTTCTTTCTAATAACTCACTAAGATGGGGTAGAAATTTCTCAGCTGTATAAATTCTGTCGTTACGATTGCGAATTGAAAATTCGGTAAATACGCCGTGCATTATATATAGGACATTTCCCTTACGACTTACAACTTCATTAATTTTTTCTAAACCACCACCCAAAAATGAGTTATCAATAATCATTACATTTTTCATAGGTTGGATTTTCAATGTTATTTTTGTTTATATATTATCATTAAAAATCAATATTTTTCCATTAAAAAGAATTTTTACTGTTTTGGGTGTTTGATATTTTATATATAATAAAAAATAAAAAATAATAAATAAAAATGATATTAACGAAATCAATAACAGTAACCATTCACCCAAGTAATATGAAATATTATAAGAATTTGGGATATAAAGACATTGGTGTTGGTGATGAATTAAACATTAAAGTAGAAAACATCAAAAGTGGTTCACACTCTATTATTAAATGTAAGTGTGACACTTGTGGAAAGGAAAAAGATATTGGATATAGAGATTACTTAGGGTATAATAATAAATTTGGTGATTATTTATGTCGAAAATGTTCACAATTTAAATTAGAAGAAACCAATTTAAAAAAATATGGTAAAAAATATCCATCACAAAGAACCGAAGTTTTGGATAAAATGAAATCAACAGTGATTAAAAAATATGGTGTAGAGAATGTATCACAATCAGAAATTTTTCAAAATAAAAAGATTGAAACCAATAATGAAAAATTTGGATGTGATTGGGGTTTGTCGAATGAAAACATCAAAAAAAAATCAAGAGAAACATGTTTAGAAAAATATGGTTTTGAATATGTATCTCAAGTTGAATCGATAAAAAATAAAATAAAGGAAACGTGTTTAGAAAATTGGGGTGTTGAATATCCCTTACAATGTGATATTATTAAAAAAAAATCAAAAAAAACATGTTTAGAAAAATATGGTTGTGAATATACATCTCAAATAGAATCTGCAAAAGAAAAAAGAAAAAAGACTTTTTTAAGAAAATATGGTGTAGAACACGTTTTACTTAATGAAGAAATATATAAAAAAATGATAAGAACATCATTTAAAATAAAATATTATAAGAATACACCATTATATTATCAGGGATCGTATGAAAAAGATTTTTTAGATAAATATTTTGGTGAATTTACAATTATGAATGGTAAAACAATATTATATGAACAAAATGATAAAAAATTAAAATATTATTCCGATTTTTATTTACCGGATTATAATTTAATTGTTGAAATTAAATCGTCAATATGGTATGATAAGCACATTGAAAAAAATTTAATTAAAGAAAAAACTTGTAAAGAACAAGGATATCAATTTATTTTTATAATAAATAAAGATTATGATAATTTCAATAAATTAATTTTAAATTGATGCTTAAAAATAAAACAGTTCCTATAATTATTTGTAGACGAAATAAAAAAAGATATGATGATTTGGGATATAAATGTAATATTAGTGATACTATAAATGTTCAGATATTACATTTAAGTAAGGGGTGTAAAATTGATATAGATGTTATTTGTGATAAATGTAATAAAGAGGAAAAAATTAAATTTAATTCTTTATTTAAAAATAATTATTTAGAAAATTACATTTGTGTAATTTGTAAAAGAGAAGAAAATTTAATAAAAAAATATGGTGTTAAGAATGTATTTCAATTAGATAGTGTAAAGGAAAAATCAAAAGAAACAATTAAAAAGATATATAATGTAGAACACATCACTCAAAACAATGATATAAAAACTAAAATTAAAAATACCAATAAAAAAAATTGTGGAGATGAATATTTTTTAAGTAATAAGTCGGTTAGACAACAAATAAATAATACTGTTGAAAAAAAATATAATGTTAAAAATGTATCGATGATTGAGGATGTAAAAATAAAAAAAGAAAATACATGTTTTAAAAATAATGGAGTAAAAATAATATCACAACATAAAAATTTCAAAGAAATAATTAAAAAAAATAATATAATAAAATTAACAAATAAATACAATATTAACTTTTTAAACATCAAAGAAGATTCATTTATTTTTAGATGTGATAAATGTAATAAAGAATACGAAATAGGTAAAAAGGCATTTTATACTAGATTTGAATTAAATACGATAATGTGCACTATATGTAATCCAATAAATTCTTTTTCAAATAGTGGATATGAAATACAACTTCAAGATTTCATTAAAGAAAATTATTTGGGAAATATCATTTTAAATAATAGAAAAATAATTTATCCATATGAACTGGATATTTATTTACCAGATTTAAAACTAGCGTTTGAATTTAATGGATTATTTTGGCACAATGAAATTAGTAAAAATGATAATTATCATTTAAACAAAACAGAATTATGTGAACAACAAGGAATATATTTAATTCATATTTATGAAGACGAATGGATTTATAAAAAAGAAATAGTTAAATCAAAAATATTAAATTTACTTGATAAAACACCAAATAAAATTTATTCTAGAAAATGTAAAATCAAAGAAATTAAAAATAATGATTTGATTCGTTATTTTCTTGAAAAAAATCATTTACGAGGATTTGTTAATTCAAAAATTAAAATAGGCTTATTTCATGATGATGAATTAATTTCTTTGATGATATTTGGACAAAAAAATAACATTTATGAAATATTAAGATTTTGTAATAAATTAAATACAAATATTATTGGTTCTGAAAACAAATTATTTAAATATTTTGTCGAAAAATACAGTCCCGTTGAAATTATTGGTTATTCCGATAGATCGTGGAATGAAGATTTATATAAAAAACTTGGTTTTATTTTAGTTGATAAAACAAAACCAAATTATTATTATATTATCGGCAAAGAAAAGTTTGATATTAATAAAACAGAACATAAAATTATGTTAGAAAGAAAAATCTATCGAATTTATGATAGTGGAAACTTAAAATTCAAATATATTAAATAGTCGGGGTTCCACCACCAGCTTGACCACCACCTACTTGTGCACCACCTTGTGGTCCACCCAATCCACCTTGTGCACCACCACCTTGTGGCCCACCCACTTCACCTTGTGGTGTTGGAATTTCTCCACCA